TCAGGGCGTCAACGAAGGTCTGGGCGGTAGACGCCACCGCCTGCTCTACCGCGTCCACGGCCATGTCCATGTACTTGTTCGCGGTTTCGTTGTCGAGCTCCTTCTGGACTCTTGCTGTTTCCCTGCGGAGCAGCGCTACGGCATAAGCCCCGCCCGCCGTGATGAGCAGGCAGAGGACGGGCACGCAGGCGCTCACGATCTGCTGCATTGTTCCGTTCATTTCTTTGTACCTCCTTCTTTTTTGTGGTTATCACAAGGGAAGGGGCAGGCGTCGCACTGAGTTTCGTCGCACGAGACGCTCCCGTCCCAGTTTGTGATCGCGTGGATCCAGAATAGAAACGCAGCCAGAGCCATGACTCCGAGCGCTGCGTTTGCGATCGTTTCTATGTTCATTTTGTCACCCGGTCGGCGTCTACCCAGCCATAGACAGAGGACTGCCCGTTGGTGTGTACGACATGGTACGGGTGTTTTGCTCCCTTGCTGATCGCCGTCACCTTGGCCGGGCCAGCCTTCGGGCTGCTGCTGGAGCTCGCAGCATTGGCGCTGGTGTAGTGAGGGCCTCCGGCGAACTGCACCGTGTCGCCGACACTAATCGCGCCGCCTCCGGCGATTGCCTGCACCGTGCTGGCGTCTACCCAGCCGTAAACGGTGGAGCCGGATCCGCTAATTGCGATCAGGTGGTACGGGTGCTTTCCGTTCTTGCTGATCGCCGTCACCTTGGCCTTGCCTGCTTTGCAGGACGGGCCGCTGGTAGCGTTGGCGCTGGTGTAGTGGGTGGATCCAGTGAACTGCACTGTGTCGCCCACTTTGAAGGCCAGAGAGCCGCCAGCAGACAGAGCAGGGGCGGGGGATCCGATTCCTGCGGAGCTGGAGCTGCCGCCTTTGTATGCCGGGACGCCATAGCCTCTGATGTACCGGCCGTTCACTTTTAGGGTACGGCGGCCCACCGCGTCGCTCATGTTGCCCTCGATCACCTTAATGTCGGAGCCGTTCACGCTCTCCACAATGCCGACATGTTCCGGCCAGCCGGTATTATCGCCGACGCCGGAGTCGTCCCAGTCGTAGAAAATGACGTCGCCGGGCTGCGGGACGTGGGCGTCGTTTTCCTGCCATGTGCCGAGCTTTTGGAAAAGCTGGATCATTTGGCCGCACCCGCACTCGGTCGGGATAATGTCGGTCAGGTTGCACTTGATCGCCATAGCCGACACGAAAGTGGCGCACCATGCGTCCGTGTACTTCACCGCGTAGCTTCTGGCGAGGGGCTTGTGCCCGTTGTAAATGTCAATGATCTGGCGGTGGGTTCCGTCGGCTTCTTTGCAGCCGATATAGGACGCCGCCGTGTTTACAAATTTCTGTCTCATTGTTTCGCCTTCCTTTCCGGCAGAGCTGCCGCCTGCATACTTGTTGAGGTACGTCTGGCCGTAGCCTGCCCGTTTGATTTTCACGTTTTCGCTCTGGTCTGCCGGGCGCTCATACTTGGTGAGAATGACGTCCGACGCCTCGCGCACACTCTTGGCCGATTTCAGGGCCGCCAGTATGGAGGGGTAGCTCTCGGCCAGCTCCTTGCGTAAAAAGCCGAGCTGAGCCTCCAGATCGCCCACGGAGGCCCCGGCTGCCTTCACATATGCCAGCAGCGCCTCCTTGCGGCTCCAGTACGTCCACTGGGCGAGGCCGTAGCCAGCAGCGTCCCGGACGAAGCCAGAATACGCTCCAGAGTCCACGGCGGCCGTGTAGGTGTCGTCCGTGTAGCCGAGGCTTTTCTCGTAGCTGTTTTGCAGGTTCCGGGGATTGAGGCCACTCTCGGCGTATAAGTTCCCCATGAAGGCCGCCACGCCGTAGTCGTTCAGGATCCAGCCTTTGAGGTGGTTCCAGATCCTTACCTCGGTGTTGTTTCCGGTTGGTGCCATGTTGTCGCCTCCTTAAAATTCGTTAAAGTTTGACGGCTCCGGCTGCACGCCAGACGCCGCCATGATCTTGATCTTGTTCTCGGCCTTGGCCTTTGTGTAATAAAAACCGGTCGCGCTTGCCATTTCAGCAAACACGGCCGGGATCAGGTAGGCCAGCGCCGAGGTGTCCATGGTGAGCCAGATCATGCGGCAGGAAAAGACGGTGATCGCTATGGTGACGATACTCACGCCCAGAAAAACGAGCTTTGAAAACTCCACTTTTTTCTTCGCTGCAGCAGCTTTCAGCTGTCTGATCTGCTTCCTGAGTCTGCGGTTTTCTTCGCAGAGCTCCCGGATCCGCTCGTCTGGATCCGGCGTGTCTACTTCCTGAGCTTTCGCTCTGGTTTCTCCATAGCCCTGCATGGTTTCCTCCTTCCTTTAGTCGTAGAGGGCTTCGATCCCCTGCTGGGTTAAAAAGTCCTTTTGTGCGTGTTTCACCTTGGCCGCATAGTCGAGAGCCGCGTGCATGTCTCCATTGCAATGAGTGTCCGGGATCCTCTGCACGGCCTTGGCTGTTGCTTCGCCGAGCGCGATCGCAGCGCCTACGCCCTGCACCAGAAAGAGTTCTTGACGTTCCCGGAGCTTCTCGCGCTTTTCCTGCTCTTTCTGCCGCTCTTTTTCCTCGTCTTTTATGCGCTGTTCTTCGTCCTCCCTCTTTTTCTCCCTCTTTTGGATCCGGCGTTCAATACACCAGAAGAAAAAGCCCGTCAGCGCCGAGGGTATGCTGGCGGTTATAATAATTTCTGTTATGTCCATGTGTTCACCTCCTGAGAAAATTCGCTTTCTCTGCGTTTGAAAATGATGTTTCGCTCGATCCACTTCTGGAGCCCGCGGGTGGCACAATGCCCCAGCATACCGAAGTAGCTTTGCATGGTTGCGTCCACCGCGTCGAAGTCAATCAGCCACGCCTCGTACTCCTTGGCAATATACCGCATACGGGCCTTCATTTTCTTGACGGCCTGCGGCGTCGGCTTGCGCCTTCCCGGATAGATCCGGCAGCCCACGAAGGTGACGCCCCGGCAGACGAGGCCGATCGTGGTCTTGCTGTTGAGTTCGAGGTGCAGCACGTTGTTGAGGTATTCCTCAATGAGCACGCGCCACTCGTTCAGCACTTTGGCGTCTTGGTGCAGCAGCACCATGTCGTCCATGTACCGGACGTAGTGGTGGGCCCGGAGCTCGTGCTTGATGTACTGATCCAGCTCGTTGAGGCAGACGTTCGCGAGCAGCTGGCTGGTGAGGTTGCCGATCGGCATACCCACCTCAAAGAGCCGCTCAGACGGCGGCACCTCGTCGGCGCTTTTGCCCGGAGGCAGGCCGAACGGTGTATGATCGCAGCATACGATCACGCGCATGAGCCAGAGAAAACCGTCCTCGCCCGGATATTTCCGTACTAAAATACCGAGCAGCACCTCATGGTCTACCCGGTAGAAATATTTTGAAATATCCAGTTTTAAGTAGTGCCAGCGCGGGCCCGGTTTTCTGTCCACCTGCTCGGCCCAGTATTGCAGCCGGTCGGCCGCTCTGGTGGTTCCTTTGCCGACTCGGCAGCCGTATGAGTGGTAGATCATGCCATTGTCGAGCTCTTGGTTTACTTGCAGGTATATGGCCCACTGTACAACGCGATCCCGGAAGCCCAGCGCCATAATGAGGCGGCGCTTCGGCTCTGAGACATAAAACTGCCGGTAGCGTCCCACGGTGTAGGTGCGCCACATGAGGTCGTTCTGTATGCCGATCAGGCTTTCCTCCAGATTGGCCGAGAAGGCCACCACGTCGCTGCGGAACCATTTCTCGCTTGCTGCCTCGTGGTATGCGTTGAGCAGGTTCTCCCACGAGTATATTCTCTCCAGAAGGGAGGGCCGGTTTGTTGTTTCCATGTCCTCGCTCCTTTTTATCAAAATAATGGCCCGCGTGTGGCACTCCTTGGCGCGTCCGTTCCCCTATGGCCGCCACACCATAGGATCCCGGCCGCCTTCACCCGCTTATGAGGGAACGGCCAGCCTCCGCGGTTTGCCCGCCGCCTCTGGCGACTTTCGCCAGCAGGCTGCACGAGCGCTGATCTTTGGCCTTGTCGGCCGGGAAACGCGTCCCTTTTGCCTTGCTGTTTCTGCTGAGCCGTAGCTCGCAGACCGAAAACGAATAAGGCGAGAGCAGAGCGGAAGCCCACGTTCGTGTTGACATTCGCGCGGGAGTTGTTGCCGTTGAAGTAGAACACACCAGCGTTCGCACCGTTGTTCCAGTTGCCCCCGCGGATCACGCAGCGCCTCCTTTTTTCTCGACACATTCCCCACGGGCTCACTCGTTCGACTTTTTCCAGCCGCCGAGCATACGCCCGATTTCATTCAGTTCTTTGCTCCAGACTTCGTGAAGCCCCGGAGAGATCAGCCGATCCTCCGGCGAGACTGCCGTGTCCACCAGAGTGCGCAGCACGTCCAGCTTCGTGTCCATTTTGTTCTGGAGCTCCAGCCGTCGGTTGCCCCGCGAGCGGTTGGCCTCAATGCAGAGCTCCAGCATTTCCATGAAGGTGTTCGTCATGTGCTTGCGGTACTCGAATTTCTCCGGCCGCCTCATATTCTGGGTGCGCTCAGCCACTCGGATCATGCTCCGGGTGATCCGCTGGCGCAGCTCTAAATTATCCATGCTTTACTCCTTAAAAGGTGAGGGGCGGCCCTTTGGTGGGGGCCGCCCCTTGCCAGATTTTCAGATTGCCAGATTACCCGATATTCGGGATATAAGCGGAGCGGAAGCCCACGTTCGTGCCGACATACGCGCGGGAGCCGTGGCCGTAGAAGGAGAACACACCAGCGCTCGCACCGCTGCCCCAGTCGCCCCCGCGGATCACGCAGCGCTCGGCTACGCCGTTATTCAGCCAGTAGTAGTCGCCCTCGTAGTCAGCCTCGTCCGCGCCCTCGTCAGGCAGCAGAGCCAGAGAACGCAGCAGCACCTTGGTGGCCGCGCCGATCGCAGCGGTGCAGGCAACGCTCGCAAAGAGACAGCTCCGGCTCTGGTCTGCGAGGCTGGAAATGGTGGTGCTATATGTCCATTTGCCGCTCACATAGTCCAGTTTCACGGTATTGCCGGAGAGCTTCGCGGAGCCGGAGACGGTACACTCAGGATCCACCAGAGAGCCGTCGGAGGCGTTGATCGCCTTCCAGCACACGCTCGTCTCGTTCTGCGGGTTGTCAGGATCCGCGGCGTCATTGTTCGCAAGGATCTGGAGCTCGCCCCATACGAAGCGGATCCCGCCCTGCCATTCCCACACGTTGCCGTTCAGATCCCAGATCCCGCTCAGAGTCTTGTCGTGGCTCCATGTGAGCGGGCCGGTTCCGGTCGCTACACGGCAGGTTTTACCGCTGCTGTCCTTATACTTCGGGATCGCCTTGTAATTGCTTTCGCGGGTGTCCTTACCGTAGTTGTTGTTGCCGTAGGGCATGAAGCCGTTCTTTTTACACCAGAGGGCGATCGCGGCCCACTCTGCATTAGTGGAGAGGTGCCAGCCGTGGCCCTTTGCCTCGCAGCGTGCGCGGGAGGTGTCGAAGTCGATATTTGCAGCCGGATCCTCGCCGGGCAGACTGTATGCCGCCGTTACGTTGTAACCTTCGGCGTTGATTGCAGCGTGTACGACGTTCTGGTACTTGGAGTAGTAGAAGCCGGGGATCTGGACGCCGTTCACAATGAAGGCGGGGTGTGTGGAGTCGTTGCCTCCGGTCAGCACGTCGCTGTTCTTAAATGCCGGGATATACACCAGCACGGAAGGGAGATCGGTGTCGTCCACCTCGATCGTGTTGTTGGGGCACACGCTTTTGAGTGCCAGCATGGAAAGATCAAAATTTGCCATTGTCATGTCCTCCTTGTCTTATTCAATGCTCCAGAGAACGACGGTTACGTCGCCCATGTCGAGCGGGTTCTTGTCTCTCTGTACGGTGGTTTTCTGGTTCATGTCGTCGCCGCTTTCGGTCGCGTCCTCAGCTGCCGGAGCTTCGGCGGGTTCCTCTGCCGGGATCTCTGTCTCGGTGTAGGTCGCGGCCGGGATCATAACCTGCGCCACATAGCGCAGCCCGGAGCCGGTTCCGATCGTCAGGTTGCCGGACTTGTCGCGGCAGACGTCCACCTCCACGTCCCAGTCCTTCTGGTACTTTGCAGCGTTCAGCATGATCTCATCGTCGCCGAAGATCAGGCGGGTGCCGCTCTGCTCGAAGTCGATTTTCTGGCCCGCGTTCTTTTCAATCACGGTCACTTTGTTGGTTTTTGCCATGGTTACATTCCTCCTTTAATTCTCAGTTTAATGGTGGCGCTCTTGGCGCTGCCGTCGTAGGCTACCTTGAAGCCGTTCAGCATACGATCGAAGATCCTCACGTCGCCGACGTTGCCGTCGTGGTCGGTGATCTCAGCCTCCACGGTGTAGTCCGTGAAGTTTCTCACCCTGCTGAGGGCGATCGTCTGGGTGGAGTTGTTGAAGGGGTAGCTCTGGCTATTGCTGAGCGTGACCGCCTTTTCCTCCGTCGCCACCTGATCGGCCGTGAGTCCGCTCTGAATAATCAGCAGGGCCGCCGCGAGGTGTGCGTCTGAAATGCCGTGCTCCATGTTGTTGAAGTTCCCAGCACTCTGCGGGGTGCCTTCCTGAATGACTTCCTCGGTATCCTGATCTTTTACCTCGTCAATCCACTGGGTATTTCTGTACATGCCTTTTTCCTCCTTCCTTTAGGTTGTCACTTCATAGATCGGGATCGTGAGCTTCACGAGGACGCCCTGCCTTTGCACCTTCTCTATGACGCGCTGCTGGTAGGCTGCCACCTCTCCGCGCACGTCAATGAGGCGGGAGGCCGAGATCGTACACTCTATGGAGTCCAGCGTCGGAAATGTCGCCATTATCACCAGAGTGTCGCCCTCGATCGTTTTTTTGTTGATGGTTCCGCGGTGCCATGTCGCGCCCACCTGAGCCTCTACGGCGTGGATCGAGCGGAGCCACTGTTTCCTTCGGTGCTCCATGAAATTGTCCGAAAAATACGCCATGTGCGTGCCCTCCTTTCTGTTTATTCACCGCAGCGCCGTGTCCCGCACCTCACGAAGCTGTACGCCGCGCAGGTGAGGCCCGCCGCTGTAGCTGCCTTGTTGGTTATGGTCGCGCCTTTTGTGCCGGTTCCCCGTGTTCCGCACTTTATAAAGCCATACGCCCCGCAGAAAAGCCTCGCGGCAGCTGCCGCTTTTTCTGCTATGGTTGCGCCTACGGCCATTGTGCGCGGATAGGTGCCGCAGGCAAGGGATCCGGCTCCTTTATACCCGTAGCCGGTGAGCTCCGTCTCCAGATTGGAGCCGATCGGCTTCTGGAGCGTGTGCCCCAGCGTGCCCGGCCGTGGGTAGGTTCCGCAGGTGGTTGTCCCGGCACCGGTGAAGCCGTAAAGCTGCGGATCCGTTTCCGGCGTCGCCTCAATGCCCGGCTTTACGACTGCGCCCAGAATACCGGGCCGCGGGTAGGTTCCGGCTCTCCGGTTGAAGTTGTACCGGATATGGTCGGCCGATCCTTCGGCGGCGATCTCGTTTTTTGCAGCTGCGCCCAGAGTTCCGGGCCGTGGGTGTGTGCCGCATATAATTGTCCCGGAGCGGGGGAAGCCGTAAAGGTGCAGCTTTTCCTCCGGTTCCGTTTCAATGCTCTGCTTTACAATAAAGCCCACCGTCGCGATCCTCGGCCGGGTGCCGCATTTCACAAAGTTGTACCGGTGCAGGCTGGAGTCCAGAGCGTACTCGACGCCCGGATCCGGCCCCTGCTGCCAAAAGTAAAAAATGCCAGCTAAATGAGAGCGCACATTCTTGGCAGCCTTCACGGCCTCGACGAATTTCTCGTAGTTCTGGGCCGTTATGTGCGCGTTTGTGGTGAGCGCCACGAAGGTGTACGGGGTTCCGTACATTTCGTACCACTCCATGATATAGCCCTCGCCGAAGTATGCGGAGATCAGGCGCTCCACGGCCCATTTTGTGCCGCGCTTTCGCTTAATCTGCTGGGCGATCTTTAGCGTGGCCCGCTTTTCCTCCAGACTCATGCCGGTGGAGTCGTACCAGTCCACGTCGAGCTCCCACGCCAGCTCGTCGCATTCCGCTTCGTTGAGGTTGTCTATGTTGTCCCACACTCTGAGCGTTTTCAAGCGCTTGCTGGGTTCTCCTATGAGCCGGTTCATGGCCTTGCTGAGAGCGATCGCCGCCTCGTCGTCCCGCATGAAGGCAGGGAGAAGGCGCACAAACTCCAGCTCAGACACTTTCATGCCGCCCATGTTTCACCTCCTTTCAATCCTTTACAACGTGCTGCACGTTGATGTTCCCGGAAAACTTCGCCACGGTGGTGCTCGGCAGCTCTTTGTATTCCGGTTTGGTGATGATAACGCGGGTGGCTCCGATCGGGTTCTCTATCCAGTGAGGGCAGAGGATCATTTTCCTGAGCTCGTCCGGGTTGATGTCCTGATCCAGAGTGGAGCCCTGCCAGTATATGTACCGGTTGATCGCTCCGTCCGGGCCTTCCACGTTTTTGACGACTTCGGACTCGTTGGCCTTGGTCGTGTAATAGGTCAGCTCTATGTCGTAGAGCTCCACCTGCGGGGCCTCCACCTGCACAATGTCGGTGAGGGGCCTCACGTCGTCCGCAGAGCATACGCGGCGCACGGCCTCCAGCACGTCCTCGTCCGGCAGTTCTCCACCGGCGCAGATCGGCACGATTTTGACGCGCCCGTACATGTTCCGGGTGATCTCGATCTTTACCTCGTCGGCTGCTGCCAGAGAGCCGGAGAGGGCCAGCGTCAGAAGCTCGTCGTCATAGCTGGCCGTATAGTCCGTACCGGCCACGGCCTCGGAGCCGCCCGGCAGATACACCACCAGAGACTCCGGGATCAGGTTTGCGCCGCCTTGGAAGGCGTGCCCGGCGTAGGTTTTCAGCGTCCTGCTGATCCGTTCGGTTTCAGACTCCACCACCGCGTCCGTGACGATCGGGCTCGAAGATAGCGCCCAGTAGCGGTACGCCTTTTCGGGGCCCGCGGTGCTGAGCCGGTTCTCCGCTTCCCGGATCCTTTCCCGGTATGCTTCGTCGGTTTCCTGATCGCCGCCCCCGCCCGTCGGCTCCGTGTTGGTTACATAGTCAATCAGGGCGACGTCTGAGAGGTCAACGATCTGGGAGAGCTCCCCGATCGCTGCGTCGTTATAGTCTGCGCCGCCTTTCTCGGCCGTTGCGCCTACCTCGACAAATAGCTGCCCGGCGTAAAGCACAACGGTTTGATCTGTCAGAAAATAGTGGATAAAGTCGCCAGTTACCCGCAGCCGGGCCGGTATGATGATATTATGAGACACGGCCTCATTCACGCCGAAGCGCAGCGTGGTGGTGGCGAAGGTAGGATCGAGCCGGGCGGTGTCCCGGTTTTCTCCCAGAGCGTCCAGCACGTCCCCGCGGGCATACCGGAGCATTTTCTGGCGGCAGGCGTCGTTCACGCTGTTGTACACGGCCACGATCACCTGAGCCAGAGCCTCGCCGAAGATCCGGCGCTCGTCGCCCGGATATAGGGGATCACCGACGCCGTTCTCCAGATCTTCGAGTATTCCGTCCCGGATCGGCCCCGCTTCGGTGTCTATAAATTTGAGCTCGCTCATGCGTCCTCGTCCTCCTTTCTTTCAATGTCCACATAGGTGTTAAAGTTTCCGGGGTTCCCGGCCTCCGGGCTGATCTGAATGTCCTTTATATTGACGCGGGGCTCGAATGTCTCCAGCACCCACTCAGCGTCCGCGACGGCTTCGTCCGTGGCGTTCGGCTGGTCGATCAGGGCACCGTCCCGCCCCCTCACGCGGTCGTATGGCACCTCGCCGCGGATTGTCCGCAGCAGATTGGAGGCGCACGTTTCCGGGTTCCCGTTTCCATGTGCTTGCATGTCCTCCCTCCTTACACGAGCGTGACTTCGCTCAGATACACCCAGCTGTTGATCCCGTCCGGGTGTCCCAGCAGCACCCTGTTTTGGCTTTCCTTGATTTGGCTCACCTTATGGCTGCGCTGCTTTACCCATGCGGGGATCGTCTTGCCGGTTGCGTATTTCTTGCCGGTAGGCTTTACATAGTCGCCCACCTTGATTGTCTTTTTTGCTGCCTTCTTGACGGCGGTGTTTGTCTTTTTCTTCTGGGCCTTGGTCGTTTTGGTGGCAGATACTTTCAGCGCCGAGGTGTTCACCTTCACGCTGGTGGTGTCTGGATCGTACTCTTTGAACTCGAAGGAGAGCGTCGCCAGCCGTATGCGGCCGGAGTCGTCAGTCTTTACGCTGCCGACGGACACTTTCCTGAGCTGGAGCTTCGGGCCCAGCTGCCTGCCTCCCAGATAGAAATAATTTACTTTTGTAACAAGCGCTTTCCAGCTCTCGATCTCGGCCCGGACGTCTACGCCCGCCCCGGAGTGCAGCGTCGTGGTGAAGCTGAGCGGGAAAAGCTCGGTGCCTCTCTCGTTGGTGGTTTTCTTTTCCTCGGTGGAGGTGTTATTGTCCGCCACCTGCGAATAGGAGAAGCTGAGGTCTTGAAGGGCGACGACTTTCTGAGAGCTCACGGCCCATGTTTTCGGGCCCCATTTTGCCATTGTTGCCATGCTATCCCTCCTTAGTGCGGGCTGCTGGTTTCGCCATGCGCTCCGGTGTGCGTGTGGCCTTTCAGGCTCACGCCTGCCGCCGTGACGTCTCCGTCAGGCACGGCCCCCGTTATGGTTCCGGCTGTCAGGTGGGGAAGATATGCGCCCCACTCTCCGTCGGCGCGTCCCAGCAGCAGCCCGGTGGCGTCGTCAAACTCGACATACACCACGGCCGTGCCCTTCTTTAATTTCCCCGTGTCGCCTCTCAGGTGCCACGGGATCGTGATATTTGCGGTAGGCTTTGCGCCTGCGTCAGAGGGCACCACGCGGGCCGTGTTGCCTTTTATGCTGGCGATCCTGCCTTTGTTTATTTGTCCCATTAGTAGCCCTCCAGCAGATCCCTGAAATACAGGGTTGATTTATTTCCTACGAAGTCATGGCGCACTTTGTAGACGAACACGGGGCCGTTCCATGCGCTTGCCTTTTCGGTCTTTAGCTGCAGCAGGCTTGCGGCAGCGTAGCCGGTCAGCAGGGCCTTGGAGAATTGGCCCGTGTGCCCGTATTTGTTGGCGTTCCTCAGCAGCCCTTTGGCGAAGCGGGCCGCCTCCGCGTTGCTGTTACTCATAAGCGTGACGCGATCACCGGAGGCAGGGAGCCCCGGAGCTCGGAGCTGCGCCTCGGCGATACATTTCGCCCGGAGCACGGCCGCGTTCTTTGCGTCCGGCGCTGAGAATGTGCCGGAGAAGTTGCCCGCGGTTACTTCGCAGGATCCGAAGCACGCGCTCCGGTTGTCTTGGTAGGTAAAGTTCCCGTTTTCGTCCACCTCCAGCGTGCCAGCGACGGCCTGCTGCTCAATGTATTGTTCACTGTACGCCAGCAGCTTGCCGTCGTATATGAGCATTTGGCAGCCCTCCAGCGTGCAGAGGCGGGAAAACAGAGCGAAGTCTGTCTCGCTCTCTTGCCTCAGATACGGGTATACCTGATCCGTGCAGCCGTAGTTCTGAAAAGTGAGGCCATGGTTCGCCGCGATTTCGTTTCCCAGTTGCAGGAAGCGGACGCCCGCCCAGCTTTTGGACTTTCTGGTGGCTCCGCTTTTCGGCATAGCCATGGCCCGGATCGTAAAGAGTCCGTTTTCTGGTTTCATGGAGTGCAGAAACATTTTCCCGGTGTCGCTTGCTCCCTCAGTGAAGCGGAGGACGTCACCGTCTGCCGGGTTCCATTTGCTCCAGATCCCCTTGGTGTCGTTGAAACGGAGCACGAGCGTGTCGGCCTGCTTTTCTGCGTACATCTCATGCACGCAGTAGTTCAGCGATACGTCGTTGTATATGTCCGTCCCATTGTAGAAAAGTTTCACGGGCTGCCCCCTTCGCCCTCAGTGTCCCGACGCCACGGCGGCAGCGTGTCCGGCGTCTCCACGTCCTCGACGATCGGCAGCCGGAGGGCCACGTTTGCGTCGAAGATTAGCACGTCCGCATGGTCGGGGTTAAAGTCTATGATATAGTGGGCGAGTGTCTCGTCGCCGTACATTTCGAGGGCCAGCGCGTCGAAGGTGTCGCCCTCCCGCGTGGCGTATTCCTTGTAGGCTGTTACTCTACGCATACTGGGCCACCTCCCGCATTTGAATAAATTCCTCCAGCCAGTCGAAGAACTCAGCCTCGTGCGCTTTGAGCTGCGCCATGAGGTCGTCGTCCCCGTCTCCGGTATTGCCCGTCTGGATCTGTGGGCTCCATGTGAAGCCGGAAAAGTCGTAATAAATAACCACGCCGCCGTTGTCTGCCAGACTTCCCAGTGAGAAGTTGTCCAGAGTCAGCAGCTCCCCGGCCTTGCTGGTGAGCCCTGCGTCAGAGGTTCCACCGGTCGAGCTGGCGCTGTTGAATACCTCGTGGATCATGGTGTCCAGCTTCTCCCAGAGAGTAGCCAGAGGCACCACGGCCTCGGCTCCAGCTTCGCCGCCTGCCAGAAGGTTGTTGCCGGACGCTCCGAAGATTGTCGGCTGTGTTAAAATGCCGCCCTCCTTGTACCACTCAATACCGAAGTGTGGCACGCTTGGCGGTGATAGTGAAAAGCTGCCGCTTATGCTGATATGCGGGAGCTTTAGGTGTGGCAGGCTCCACGAGAAGTTGAACGCGCTTTTTATTGCGCTGATTGCGGAGCTTACCGCATTTTTGGCCGCGTTTATCTTGTCAGAGATCGCGGAGTGTATGCTGTTAAAAATCGACGACACGGTGCTGAGGGCCGAGTTCAGGGCCGAGCTGATCGTCGATTTTATGCTGTTGAACACGCTCGACACGGCGCTGCGTGCAGCGTTCACCTTGTTGGTGATCGTGCTGGTGATTGTGTTCCAGATACTTGAAGTCACGGAGCTGATCGCGTTCCATGCTGCGCTTGCGACGTTCTGGATCGCACTCGTCACCGAGCTTACCACGGCGCGGGCTGCTTCGATCTTGCTGCTGATCGCTCCCTTTATGCTTTCCCAGATTGTCGAGGCGGTCGTGCTGATCGCGCTCCAGATAGTGCTTGCCACGTTGCTGATCGCGGTCGTCACGGCCGTGAATGTGGCTTTTGCTGCCTCCATTTTGCTGTTTATCCAGCCGCCGATCGCGTCCAGTGCCCCGGACACGGTGGACTTGATACTCTCCCAGATCGGGATAATAAAATCTTTGCAGTTCTGCCAGATAAACTGGAAGGGCAGAGTGATGATTTGGAAGGCGGCGTTCAGGATTTCGCCCAGCGCCATGACGCCCACCTGCACCACGTTTTTGATCGTTTCCCATGTCCCAGACAGAAACGAGGTGATCCCGTTCCAGATATTTGAGAATGTGGTCGCGATTGTGTCCAATGTCCCGGTGATGAAGGAGACGATCCCCTCCCATATACCGGTAAAAAATGAGGCGATCCCGTTCCAGATCCCCTCGAAAAAGTCCTTGACCGCGCTCCATGCTTCGTCCCAGCTGGAGCCAAACCAGCCCAGAACGGTGTCGGCCAGCCCCTTGAAGGTGTCGATCCAGTTCGTGAAGGTCGCCACCACGAAGTCCCAGACGCCGCCGAAGATTTCACCGGCGCCCTGCCAGACTCGATCCCAGTCGCCGGTAAATATACCGGCGAACACGTCGAAAAGCCCGACGAGCACGTCCAGCACTACGCCCAGAATATTGCTGATCTGCTGGAATACTCCCTCGAATACGGGGGCCAGCAGCTCGCAGAAGCCGTTCCAGACGGCGCTCAGTACCTCGGTTATGTCCTCAAACTCGAAGCCCAGCTCGTTGAGCCGGTCGGTGATTGCCTGCCCGAACTCGTCAAACTTGGCCTTTATCCCGTCCCAGATCGCCGTGATCTTGGCTCTAAATTCTTCGTTGTTCTTCCAGAGGTTCGCGAAGGCGAGGATCAGCGCAGCTATGGCAGCGCCCACGGCCAGCGCCGGGGCAGATATGCCACCTATGGCTCCGATTACGCCCTGGACGGCTCCCTTTGCCATGGTGAGCTTCTGGGTGATTGACTCCCACTTGATTGCAGCGATTACGACGCCCAGAGCGCTAAACGCCACGCCCAGCTCAGGAAGGTGGCCGAGCAGCCACTCGATCCCCGGTATCACTGAGCCGGTGACAAACTGGACGGCAGAGCGGAGGGATCCCTCGAAGCGCTCGTATATTTTGAGGCCGAGTTCCTCCCATGCGCTGTTCATCTGCGCCAGATCGCCGGAGAGGTTGTCGTTCATTATTGCCGCCATTTCCTCGGCGGTGCCGCTGGCTCCCCGCAGGCTTTCCTCATACCCGGCGATACTGTCCATGCCTTCGTTGAGGATCAGGTTCAGTCCCTTGGTGGAGTCTGCCGTAAAAGTGGAGGATAGGGCCACGGCCCGCTCAGCGTCCCCCATGCCATTTGTTGCGGCTTCCACCTCGGTGAGAATGTCGGTCAGGTCGCGGAAGTTGCCCTCTGCGTCCATGACGGCCACGGAGGTGTCGCCGATCTTGATCTGGCCTTCGTCCATGGCGTTTGTTATGTCACGCATGATTGCAGCCAGAGCGGTGCCAGCCTCGCTGCCTTTATAGCCTTGGTTCGCCATGCCTTCCAGCAGGGAGGTGACGGTTTCCACGTCCTGCCCGGCTGCGTTCAGGTTGGCGGCGCAGTTTTTGTATGCTTCGCCGAGAGCTTCGGCGGTGGTGTTGCTGCTTGCCTGAGCAGAGGCCAGAAGGTCGGCGAAGTATGCCGCCTGATCTGCTTCCATGCCGAAGGCGCTCAGGTAGTCTGTCACCATGTCGGAGGCAGCACCCAGCTCCATGCCGGAGGCCGCGGCCAGATTGAGAACGCCGCCGAGGGCGCTCGTGGATTGTTCTACGTCCCACCCGGCCAGTGCCATATACTTTAGGGCCTCGGCAGCTTCGGACGCCGAGAATGTCGTCGTCGCGCCGAACTCGCGGGCGCAGGCTTCCAGCGTTTCCAGCTCGTCACCGGTTGCGCCGGATATGGCCTGCACCTCCGACATGGTGCTGGTAAAGTTCTGGCCCAACTCCATGACGTTGCTCACCAGATCCTTGATCCCGTCGATTGCTGCCCGGATTGCGTCTGCTGCGAGGTTCGCAAGCGTAGCCTTAAAGACTGTGAAGCCTTCGTCCGCAAGCCGGGCCGAGTCATCTACTTGTTCCAGCGAGTTGTCCAGCTGGTCGGCCGCGTTTTCCGCGTCATGTAGCCGCTGCCGGTTTTCGTTCAGGTCGCTGCTGAGTTCTTGGATCTGTGCGGCGAGCTCCCTCGACTCGTCGGTCGTGTCGTCCTCAGATAATGCAAGGGAGACGTACCGCTCTTTGAGTTTTTCGAGGGTGCTTTCCTGCTCGCTGATCGTGCCCCTGAGCTGGTCGGCCTCGCTGGCCGTTTCGTCCATGCCGGAGGCGAGCTGCTCGGCTGCCTGCTGTGCAGCTTCCAGCGTTCCCCGGTTTTCGTCCAGCTCGCTGCTGAGCTCTTGGATCTGATCCGCGAGTGCGCGGGCCTCGTCGGTGCCTTCCTCGCCGCTCACAATAAAATCTGCATAGCCCCGTTCGAGGCTTCTCAGTACAGACTCTTGTGTGCTGATTTCAGCAGCCAGACGCTCGGCAGCTCCGGCAGCTTCCAGCGTTTCCTCGCTCATTTCCTCCAGCTTGCTTACCGCGTTCCTGATCGCCGCTTGCAGCGACGGGCTCAGGACGCCGGAGATCTCGACCGAGGTTTCGAGCGTTCTCGCCATGCGCTCACCTCCTTTTGTGTTTTATCTTGCCGATCGGCGGCCGGGCCTTTTCCTTGGCCCGTTTCCGTTCCTCTGCCAGATCCTCGGCCGCCTCGGCATATTCAAGAATAAAGTTTACGATTGGCTTTTTTTCGAGGTCTGCGGTGCTGGTGTGGTACACTCTGGCGTAGTCTCTGTATGCTCGTCGGAGTCGCTTTCCGGTGAAGCCTTGTCCGACGCGAGCATAAAATTTCGGCCGATCTGCATAACCTCCACGACGTCGCGCCCCTTGATCCGCTCCATGTCCGAAAAGTCGTAGCTCGGATTTACCGCGATAATGGCCGCATATCCGAGGTAGAGGTGGAGGCCGAAGTCAAACTCGGCCGCCGCGGAGATTGACACGTTTTTCATGCCTGCCGCCGCCTTCTTTTTTGCCTCAGCGGTAGCAAACAGAACGCCGTCGATCTCGTTGATGTCGTACCGCATTTCGGTGACGGTTTCGCCGTTGATCTGGATCGGGTTTTTCAGCGTCAGGGTGCCGTCCTTTTTCTTGTCTTTCTTGTCCATGGTTTTGCTCCTTTCTACGAAAAGAGGCCGCCGATCGTTTCATTGACCGGTGGCCTCTATGGTTGGTTTTTACAGAAGATTGTCAATGCTCTGGTAGTAGTCCTTGCCATTGACGCGGAGGATCTGGTTCAGTCTGTCAACACACAAAACCTCGACTCCGTTCGCGTAGATTTGCAGGCGCGTGACGTTGTAGGTTGCCTCAACCTCTGTCGCGTTTCCTACCTCCACGCCGATCTCCGGGATATTGCTCGGCAGCGTCCGCACGAACGCCTTGCAGCCCTCAGTAGACTGGGAGCCGTCCGAGCTGATAACGCTCTGCACCCATCTAAATTCGAGGTTCTGCTTTTCGAGGCGGTTCAGGCGGCTGAGGCCGTTGTCCACGCCGATCTTCGTGACGCTGAGCTCCATATTTTCCAGAAGCCCGATCAGCGGCACGGTCATTGTCCCCATGGCCTGTACGTCTGCGGTTAAAAACTCAATGCCCGGCAGCGTGAAGGACGTGTCCTTCGCCACCAGCACATTGTCCGAGTAAACGGTGTCGGCCACTACGGGGCCTTTAATGTCTACCCATTTTCCCATGCTTTTGCACCTCCTTATTCACTTTCAAAAAACGCATTGAAGCCCTCGTCTGTGTAGCATACGCGGGCGGTTGCAGATTTCAGCGGCGGTGTGTTGGTGACGGTGAAGTCCCACACGAAGTCGCCGTTCATCATCTGGTTGACCGGGTTCGCACTCTCCAGAAATGCCACGGTAGGGGAGCCGATCAGGGCCCCGATCCCGCAGAGGTTGTCGAGCCTGCGCTTCTCGTCGTTCAGGATCGTGTCCTTGTCCGTCGGAGTGAGCGGGGAGTCGATCTCCGTTCCGTGGTCGATCTGGAATTGGTTGGTGATGTACATGAGCATACGCAGGTTCACGTCGAAGATTGCGCGGGCGTCCATGTTCCCGGTTATGCTGTCCTCGTACTTGTACGCGGCCGTATGAGGCCCCCAGAGTACCCACTGGCCGCCCCAGAAGCAGGCCGTCGTGATCCCAGCCTCGTTCAGCGTGTTGCCTTTCTGCTGGTCGAAGCCGCGGCTCTTGGAGCTTTCGCCGAAGTATTGCGCGGTCGCCATGATCGCCTTGTTGGAAGGCGACTCGAACGGGACGCCGTTGTGGCTCAGGTCAACGCGCAGCATGGTGGCGGATCCCACGGTGGAGAGGTGGAACACGCGGCCGGTGCCGTCTATGACTTTCGGCCAGTACACCTTGCTGCGCTCGCTGTTGTAGGCGTGATCCTCGGCCCACTTTTTCGCCTTCTCCATGGTGTCGATCGGTTTCCCGGTTTCGTCCTCCAGCGGTATGTCTGCATTGACGAAGCCGTCCCAGTGTCCGTTCAGTTTTGTGACGGTGTTCACCATGGCCCGGTAGATTTCCGGGTTATGGCTCCAGCCCGGCGCTGCCAGAATATCCAGCACCGCGTTGCAATACTGGTAGAGCAGGCTCATGGCGTGCAGGCCGGTGTATTCCCCGTCCTCGGTTTCCTTTCCCAGAATGTCGGCAGCGTCCACCATGGAGGCGTCCACGGTGTTATAGGAGCAGGTGACAGTCTCGGTCGTGGGCGTATTGATGAATTGCACCACGGCGGCCCCCTTGGAGAAGTTGTAGCTCAGTGTGTAGTCCACGCCCTCGGCCATGTCTCCGATCGCGAGGGTGTCCAGAATGATCTCCGCGCTCTTGATTTCCACGCGGTTGTTCTTGACGGTCAGTTCCTCGGTGATCGCCTCGGTGTCCCGGTGAATGTCCGGGTTGAGCACATTCACGATATAGATCGGGCCCACGTCCCCCTCGGTGTTGTCGAAGTGCTCAGTGAAAACCTCGCAGAGCGTGAAGTCCTCCCAGCCGGTCTTGGAGTACCCGGCCTTGTTCTGTACGTCCCCCATGCCGGTGAGCTTGATCGGCATGTTGATGATCCCGGCCTCAGCATAGCCTCGGACGAGGTTCACGGGTGCGGTGCCGATATAGGCGCAGATCACGCTTCCCTGCCGGACTTCGGTTACTTTGGAGTCGCCGATCTCGCCGTATGCGCCGTGTAAATATGGCATAATAAAACCTCCTTTTCTTACAAAAGATCCTCGTATTGTTTCGGTGTCGTCGCAGAGACGCCAGCCTCCAGCGTGAAGCTGATCCAGTTGTGCCAGTACGGGTAGTAGTCCCATATATTGCCGTCCTCAACGAACGGCCCGTACTTGATCCCGGACTCCTTCACGAGCCGGTGCCCTGCTATAAATTCCGCGTTTTCGACTTCGCGCAGCACAATGTCGGCGAAGTTGAGAGAGTCCCGCCAGCCTTCCATATTGCGGGTGTATGTTTCGGCAGCTTCCCCGGTCACGCGGTAGTAGGAAAAGCCGCCGATTTTTGAGGCGTCCGGCTTCGCATGAAGCACTTCTGCCCCATGCAATCCGGGGTTCCAGCATGAGAGGCAGAGCCGGAGCTGGAGCTGTCGCCTGAATTTCAGCAGATCGTCGCTCCCTTCCATGAGCTGCACGCATACCGAAGGGATCGGCGCTGGTACAGAAGGCGGGAGCCGGTCTTTCCCCGGCACATAGAGAGGGAAGGCTGCCGGGTTTACATACTCCACGGGGTACTCCGCGCCGTTCCGGTCGTCGTCCGGGAGTTTGAGGGTGATCTGTCTGCATACATTCTCAGCGAGCCAGCTCACCACCTTGTCAATGCTTTGTGTCAGTGTCACGTCGTCGCCTCCTTAGCCCGTTCTATTTTGCCGCAGGGCCACCTCGACGAGTCCCAGATCCCTGCCTGAATTTGCCACGAGCATTTCGCGGCCGTCTACGTTCAGCAGTCGGCCCGGCTCCAGATTGGCCGGAAAATCTGCCTCTTTCCCCATGAGCAGCATGTCGGCCTCTATGAGTCCGAGGATCTGCCCCTTTTTGAGCTTGTTCAGCTGGTCGTTATCCACCACGACGGGGATCTTTTTCCCTTCTACGCGGTGGAGCTCTGCGAACTCGTCGAGGTTGAAGAAAACAGAGTCGAGATCCTTCTGGAGCTGCTCTTTGAAGCCCACCGGCTACTCCTTGCCGGAGCCCGGCGCGGTGTTGGCCGCAGCTTCCAGCAGGCCGATCAGCTCCTTCTTGCTCTTGGCTGCCTTGGCCTTTTCTGCGTCCACTCCCGCAGCTGCGGCAGCCTTGCGCAGATCTGCCATTTTCATGCGGTTGTAGTCATTGGCCTGATCGGACGCTTCCACCTTTACGGCCACGCCTGCCTTCACCAGCTCGGCCTCGCGGGCTTCTGAGAGGGAGAAGGGGCCTGAGTGCTTCGTCATAGGCTCCACGCGCCCGTTCGCCATGCGTCCGTAGGTTCCTTTTACCATTTGGATCATGTCCTTGCCTCCTTTACTCAGGATCGGCAGCTCCCAGATCCGGGAGCTCGTCGTCTCCCTCGTCCCTGCTGCCGTCCTCTGTGTTATCGTCACCGGCCGCCACCTTTGCGGCTGCGATCGCGGCGATATAATCGGCTTTTTTCTTGCCTTCGGGTTTCAGTCCCATGTCGGCCGCGAGCTTGCGCAGATCGTTGAAGTCCCATTTTTCCAGATCCTCAGCAGAGAGGTGTCCGGTCTGGGCGTCCGGTGTTTCCCCCGGATCCTGATCGCTGCCGTCCTCGGTCTTGTCTGGTTCCTTTGTGGTTACATAGGCAGCCACGCCCAGACGGACGAGGCGCTCGGCCTGCCCGGCGTCACACATGAAGGGGCCGCTCTCGGCTGTTTTCAGTGTGTGCCGTGCGTTGCCGTGCTCGTCCGTGTATTCAATACCGCAGCCGCCACATGTTACTCTGATTTTTACCATGCTTTGCTCCTTTCCCCGCCAGCCTTAAAGCATTTTCGCGGTGATAAACGGGTTTTCGTTGTTCGGCATACAGAGAGGCGCGGAGCTCAGGATCAGCTCGCGGACGTTGTGCTTCGCGTCGCTGAGGTACTTCGGCACGTCCACGCCGGTGTAGGTGTGGAACTCGCCGTCGGACTGCTCCACCTGAGTGATCGCTCCGTACACGGTGCGCCCGGCGCTCGGTGCGCCCGCTGCGATCATGCCCACAGGAATAAAGGGCTTGACGGATCCGTCCACTTCGGTGTAGGTGTCCTCATAGCTCAGGAAGTCGATCATGCGGCCCTTGACATTGAGGCGGGCGATCTTGGTCGCGCCGGAGGGAAGGGTGGCAGGATCTACGCCGCCGATCTGATAGTTGCGGTTATCCAGCAGGCGCAGGATCCACTCGTTTGCGAGGATCACGTCGGCGACGTCGGGAGCCACCAGCACCTCGGTGAAGGCAAGGCCGCGGGACGTCAGCATGTAGCCCATGGCCGCCACGTCTGCGAGAAAACGTTTCCCGCTTGTCTCTGTGGTGTCCAGAGTAGCAGCCGGAGTATATACTGCCGGGTTTTTCTCGCCGTCGTAGTACCGCACCTCTTTTTCCTCGAAGTTGTGCAGGTCGTCCACATACTCGTCCATGACGC